CCGGATCACGCGGGGCCAACGCCGCACTCGCTTCACTGCTCACGGCCCTTTCTGGCCTGGGCCTTATAACGGATAGCAGTTCATGATAAAGCGTGGAACCGGCGCTGTGTACATCACTCCGGGCGATGGAGTGTAAAATGGCACTAAAAACAATCGCTCCTCAAAGCTAAGGTATCCTCATGACACCCCCCCGCAACCTCTGGTTAAAACTCCGTTGACAAACCCCTAAACCCGTCTATACTTCCCACGCCGTAACAAACCGCAAGGAGTCTACCATGTCCATCCTCGTCACTATCGAACACGACATTCAGGAACTCGATCAAATTCTGATCGCCCTGGCTGAGAAGCCCTTCAAAGAAGTCGCCGGCTTGATTACGAAACTTCGCGGTCATGGCGAACGTGCTATCATCGCGGCGCAGACCCCGACTCCGGAAGCACCTGCTTCCGAAACCCAGCCTAATTGATTAGTTAATATTCGGGGGGCATACTGCCCCCTATGAAAAAACTACGCATAGACCTTCGAAATACAGCGTTCGTAGATGATGAAGACTACGAACGCTGTTCTCGTTTCAGGTGGTACATCAAGCGCCAGATGCGGCACAAGAATGGCCGCGCAGTCTACCACCGCTACGTCTACACGACAGTCATCGTGCAGGGCAAGCCTCGACACTTACATCTTTCGAGACTCGTCTGCGATGTGCCGCTTCCGTACCGTGTGACGTATATCTCGGATAACCATCTGGACTGTAGGAAGGCGAACCTGAAAGTGAGCGGGATTCGTCAAGACCTTCCGCGCCCGAAAGGGATTCCCCACTGGGAAATTTTAGACCTGCTTGGAGAACCGCCAAATGAGTGATCTGATCGAGCCGCCGGCACACGAGTTTGATCCTGACGATATCCCCATGATTCGGGAGATGTTCTACGAATTTGCGGCGCAGGTAAAGATCGACTCGAAAGAAGCCGGTGTTATCAGCTTTACAAACCCGTACTTCGCGCAGCGGATGTTCTTCGACGGCGTATTCGCTGGTCTTCAAAAAGACATCCACTGGTTCGTGATTTTGAAAGCCCGGCAGTTAGGCATCACGACCGGAAGCATCCTTCTTGACTTGTTCTGGATCAGCTACTTCCCTGGCTTGCAGGGTGGCCTCGTCACGGACACAGCTCCGAACAAGGAAAAGATTCGAATACTGATTACCCGTATGTTGGAGAGCCTTCCGCGAAGCTTCGCTATCCCTATCGTCTCCCACAACAAAGACGGACTGGTTCTTTCAAATGGCAGCAGCTTAGACTACCTCGTTGCCGGAACTCGAAAGAATGGCGGCCTTGGCCGCTCGCGTGCTTACAACTTCCTGCACGCTACGGAGTGTAGTTCTTGGGGCGACCAAGAAGGTCTTGAGTCTTTGCAGAAGTCGCTTGCCGCTGAATACCCTGCACGGCTTTACATGTTTGAATCCACGGCTCGCGGTTACAACATGTTCCACGAAATGTGGGAGGATGCGCGCGAAGACCCGATGGTGAAGCAGGGGATTTTCATCGGCTGGTGGGCCAAGGAATCCTACTCCTTCAACCCGTCGAAAGGGAAGAAGCAGCGGGAACTTTATGAAAAGTATTCAGCCGCGCCCCTCACTGAAGATGAACAAGAACTCATCGCGTATGTGCAGCGGAAGTATGATTTTGAGGTTACGCTTGAACAGCTTGCTTGGTATCGGCATGAGAAAGACCCTTCGGGAGAAGGGAACATTATTGATGAGACCGGCGCAAGCATCATCGAGCAAGAACTGCCCTGGCATGAAGAACAAGCCTTCATGCTTACAGGTAGTACTTTCTTTAGTTCTACTGCGCTGGCGGAAGCCGCTAAGGAGTGCGCGAAGCTTCCGTACAAGGGCTACCGCTACTACATGGGCGAACAATTTCTGGCTACCACGATTGAGCCGGTTAAGAACGCGAAGCTGGCGCAGCTAAAGGTTTGGGAAGAACCTGATCCGGCGGGAACGTATGTGATCGGGGCTGACCCGGCGTATGGTTCGTCGGACGAAGCTGATCGCTACGTTGCGCAGATCTTCCGGGTCTATGCGGACGGCATGGATCAGGTGGCGGAGTTTGCTTCGCCCTCAATCAAGACGTATCAGTTCTCTTGGATCGTCGCGCACCTTGCAGGGCTTTACGGCAACGCTCGGCTGCTGCTGGAGTTGAACGGCCCTGGCGAAGCAGTCTTCACGGAGTTCCGCCACCTGCAAACGCAGCTTACGCAGGGGCTGATCGTCCCGCCAGATGATAAGAAAGGACTGCGGAACGTCCTGCTGAATGTCCGGAACTACCTTTACTCCCGTGCTGATTCTATGGGCGGCGGCGTAGCCTACCACTGGAAGACCAACATCAACAACAAAGCCGTGATCTTTAACCAGTTCCGTGACGGCTTCGCTATGGGACAGATCCGGCTGAAGTCCCTCGAACTTCTTGAGGAGATGCGGAAAATCGTCCAAGACGGGTTGAGCATTAAAGGCGAAGGCTCCGCAAAAGACGATCGCGTTATGGCGGCTGCGCTTTCAACTCGCGCTTGGATCGACGGCGAGCGGAAGCGGATGGAGTCGAATGGTCTGACTCGGGCAGCGGAACGCGAAGCTAAGAACTGGACACAAGAAGACATGACCCGAGTCTTCACCGGGAATGTCGTAGCTGACTTCATGCGCCGGCAGCAGATGGGACGCGACCATGCTGCAAGAATGGCAAGACGCGGGAAAAGGTGGAACTGGTAATGCCGATCGAACGTACGTACGCCTGCCCGGACTGTGGCGGGCAATTCCGTTTCTTGCATATGACACGGCAGGAGCCGCCGCCGGATAACTGCGAACTTTGCGGCGCAGATATGACTGGGGAAGAACCGCAGCTTCCACGGGTTAATATCGGAGGGAGTGCCATCGCTAAAAGCGTGGATCAAGTTTACAAGCATCACGAGGCTTCTACGGGCCATACGGATATGAAGGATAGTCTGAGAGAAGGCGACGCAGCTGCTGTCTCTCGTATGCCGAATAACGATGTGACTCGCTTCGCGTCCGACGCAGGGCACAACTTCTGGCAAGGCAATGTCGGAGAGATGTCTACTGAACAGCTAAAAGCGGACGCGCGGCCAGGGGCTAAAATTCAGCGCGGCATATTGGAAAAGATGCAAACTCGGCATATGGGAATCAGGTAATGAGGCTTCCGGAAAATAAGAGTCAACTTCTGAAGAAGGTTATTCAGCTGATTGACGATTGCAGGGTGTCAATGGGGGATCGGGCAAACCTTTGCTCGACTCTCCGGCAATGGAAATACACCGGCAGTCCAGAAGGCGATACTGCAATCTACAACCGGCTGGAATCGCATATCGACCGGATGAGTTCGTATCTTTATTCTCCGCTTGACCTCCGGTTCCTCATGGAATTTGAGAATGAGTACCCGGAAGATATTTTGAAGATGTCGGAAGCTGGGTCGAGGTATCTGACGAAGAGCCTGGAACGGAACGACATTGATATGATGTTCGGGGACGGGCTGGATGAGGCTTTGACGAACGGCTCTTCCATCATGAAGCTGATGTGGGGTCATGACGGGCTGAAAGCCAAGATCATTCCGCAGTTCAACTTCGGGGTCTACAAAGAAGACCTGAACGACCTCGACCAGCAAGAAGCCTTGCTTGAAACCTCCTACATCACGATCCACGAACTGTGGCGGCGGATTAGCCACCTCCCTGACGCGGCCGATATATACAAACGCGCGAAAGCCCACGCCAAGTCATCTACTGACGTATCGGAAGCCAGCTACTTCCACTCCGTCGTGCTGGCCGGCTCCGGCCCGTCCGTAGACACTACAAACGGCACGACGCCGAATAGCGTCGGCGGCACAGTCGCTATCGACGTGAACTCTGTTGGACCAATCCTTTCTCCTGAAACCCGGATGAATCTCATCACCTTCCACGAACTCACTGTTGTGGACGATGCAACAGGAGACTACACTACAATCCAATTTGTCGAGCCTGACATCATCATCACGCCGCGCCTGAAGAAACACAACCTCTTCCTCAAAGGCGAGCATCCGTATATTATGATTCAGCCGAACGCTGTATCGAATTACGCTTGGGGCCGTAGTGAGATGGCGCCGATGCTGAAGCTTCAAGCTTTGCTCCGTGATCGTATGGAGGACATCAAGAAGCTGATGGGCCTTCAATACGATAGGCTCCTCGCGTTCATCGGCTTCGACGGCATGAACGATGATATGTATGATGCGTTTAAGGAGGCCGGGTTTATCTCGCAGTCTTCTCCTGGTGCGAAGGTGGAAGACTTGACACCGAAGCTGCCTGATGCGGCGTTTCAAGACGTGAATGAAATTTTGCGTTTTATGGACGACGTGAGCGGGTTTCAGAATATTCTTTCCGGCCAGGGTGAGCAGGGCGTAAGAAGCGGAAGCCATGCGCAGACACTGATGAAGACTGCATCCCCGCGTATGCGTGATCGTGCAACGCTCGTTGAACGGCAGTGCGCTAATATGGGGAATAAGGCGTTTGAGCTGCTACGTACGAAGGAAGCGCGGACCCTCTGGTACGACACCGGCGAAGATGAGAAGAAAGAGTTCTTACTCACCTCCATCCCTGACGACTACCGCGTGATCGTTGACTCGCATTCTTCGTCTCCGATCTACGAGCAGGACCATCAGCAGCTTGCCCTTGTCCTGCTGAAAGCAGGGATTATTGAAGGCGACTCTGCGATGGACTTGATTCAGTCTTTGCCGATGCGGGACTTGTTGAAGTCGCGTTATAAGATCATGCAACAGAAAAAAGCTCAGATGATTAAAGAACATCCAGAACTGTTGACTAAAGGGAAGACCGGGCGTAAGTAGACAGTGCGGGTGTGATCCTGCATGAGTGTGGCTCCTCGGCTGTCAAACTTGAGGGGGGATCGGTTGGTCCCCCCTTCTTTTTTGAGGCTTATTGTAGAAGGCCCTCCCGACGGCCATAGTGCCATCACTCCGGGGCGTTTATTGCGGGTGCGGTAAAACGAGGAACCCCCGAGTCCGAGTTGACACGGCCTGTCAACGCGACACATGAAGGGATTCTTCATCATGGCTCGTCGGATGCACAAGCGCGGTAAGCGCAAGTAATGGCTGAACTGCCCCCGATGCCTGGGATGGCTCCTGCTGGTGCAGGAACTGCGCCGGGTCAGCCGCCTTTTGGTTCCTCCCCGGTCCAGATGCCAACGCCTGATCGTGGTAATCAGGCTGCGGCTATGGCCCAGTTGTCTTGGGCAGTGAAAATCCTAGAGGGGGCTCTGCCCCTTCTAGGAGCCACTTCTGAACCTGGGCAAGCGGTGATGACGGCCCTGAAGGCTTTGTCGAAACATATTTCTCCTGGGGCGTTTAGCCCCGGTGCTGAGCGCTCCGTCTTGGAAAAGATGATGATGCAGGCGAAGCAAGAGAATCCGATGCAACAAGTTCTTGGCGCTATGGGGCAAGGTGGGGCTCCGACGCCTGGAGGCGCTCCCGGTGGCGCTCCTCCTCCCTCTCCCCCACCGACAGGAGCTTAACATGGCGACTAATATCTGGCAGGACAACACGAAGACCGTTCCCAAGTCTTCGACTGAAATTCTTCGCGTCGATATGCACCACTCGGAAATCGGCGCTCGCGCTTCGCATCTCCCGAAGGGCGCCGGCAAGAACACCAACTCGATCAAGCACGTTAAGTAAATGGCTCTGATCGAAGTCGATGAGGACGAGATCCGGACGGCTTCTGCTGCGAAGGCGTTGCTGGACAAGTTCTCTACTGACCCCCGTACGCGCTCTAAGCTGCTGGGTTTGGTGAAAGATCTCAATCCGAATGCCGTCATTCCTGAGTTGGATCAGCCCGCTGAAATGCGGAAAGAACTGACCGGGGCGACTTCCGCTTTGGAAGAAAAGCTGGCGAAGCTTGAGAAAGAACTCGAAACTCGCGACAAAAGGGCCGAAGTTCACGGCTTGCTCGAACGCGAACGGAACAAGCTGCGTAAAGCAGGTTGGGACGACGAGGGTATTGAGACGATTGAAAAGACCATGCAGGAACGCGGTTTCGTGGATTACG